TTTTTTAATTCTTAAAGAAATCTTTATAAAATCTTAACAAAACTATGTTATACTACCCCCTGTGAAAAAGTTCACAAAGCCTCTGGAGAATATAACATGACCAAAAAATTAAGAAATCTTTTACCCCTCTTTCTGCTTCTAGCCTTCCTAAGTTTTTTCCTATCTTATAACGTCAACGCTTCACCTTATGTTGAGTACAAGAATGAGATGAATAAAGAAAAGACTACTAATCACTTACGTCTGGGGTATAAGGGGAAAAATAATTTTTATTTTGAAATTGGACCCATGACGAAGGGTCATAGTTATGAAGCCGGATATAAGTTCAAATTTGATGATGTAACCCTTAAAGGAAAACTAGAGACTAAAGACACTGGCTCTGCCAAGACTAAGGTTGAGACTGAAGTTCGCTATACCTTCTGAAAAATAGTTCTTGACTTTTCGTTCTCAACATAATACAATTGATCCATGAAACTCGTAAAAATGGCACCAGAAAATCTCGAAGTGGCAAACGCATACTTGTCCACGGGTTCAGCGCTAACCGCTGCCGGAAGCCTAGGTGTGGGCCCTGACAAGGTATACGAAGTATTAGAGAAAAGTGAAGTAAAAGAGTATATTAATTCGGTCTATCTGGACCAAGGATATCGTAACCGGTTCAGGCTAGCAGAGCTACTCGATGAAGTAATTGAAAACAAACTTCTTGAGGCTCGTGAGTCCGACCAATATTCCAGTAAAGACCTCGTGGATATAATTGCACTCGCACATAAAATAACTGTTGACCATACAAAAGAAGCTAATTCTACTACTAATATCAAGCAGCAAAACGTGCAAATCAATTCTCCGTTTGGCGAAGGTAACTATGGAAAGTTAATGGAGAAGTTACTTGGAGCACCAGCAACAGAATGATCTTATCACAGACTTTCGTACACACGAAGCAGTCTGTGAAGAAAGGTGGAAAACTATATTTAATGAAGTTAAAAAAGCTTCAGAGGATAGTCGCATTAGAAATAAAGAAATGCACGAATCTATTAATAGACTTTACAGACTCGTCTGGACAGTCGGTGGAGCTATGATTCTGTTTTTAGCAGGACTTGTAGCATCAGGGAGCATACTATGATCTACCCCAGAGGAAATAAGTGGCGAGTACATAATAAAGCCATACTGTACAATACAAAAGAAGAAGCAGAAGCAGCAGAAGGCATTACTTCTTCTTGTGAGTGTGAAGACTGTAAGTGCGACCCCTGTGAGTGCAGTGATGAAGAAACTTTAGAAGCAGCAGCAGAGGCATCATTTACATGGAAGTCAGCAGACGAGACATAGTTCTCGATAAAATAATACCGGGTAAGTTTCTAAAAGTACCCATTGAACAATATCTGGAATTGCTAGGTATAGAGGCGATTCCATCACAGGTGGCCTTAATCAATGCAATTAATTCCGATAAGTATCGTTTTATTGTTGGTGCTCTTAGTCGTCGTCAAGGGAAGACGTATATCGGAAATATTATTGCCCAATGCGTCGCCCTCGTTCCAGGATGCCATGTACTTATTGTCAGTCCTAATTACAATCTTTCTAATATCTCCTTCGACCTACAGCGTAATCTTATTAAGCATTTCGACTTAGAGGTAGCAAGGGATAACGCAAAAGATCGTGTAATTGAATTAACGAATGGGTCTACTGTTAGACTAGGATCTGTGAACCAGATTGATTCAGTAGTAGGGAGGAGTTATGACTTTGTTCTCTTTGATGAGGCCGCACTGGCAGATGGAGAGACAGCGTTTAATGTTGCTATCAGGCCCACGCTCGATAAGCCAGGATCTAAAGCTCTGTTCATTAGTACTCCTCGCGGAAGGAACAATTGGTTTAGCCGTTTTTACAATCGAGGCTTTACTGATGACTTCGAGGAGTGGGTTAGTATAAAGGCAACATACCACGATAACCCTAGAGCTTCGGAGTCGGACATTGCGGAAGCACGAAAGTCAATGAGTACAGCGGAGTTCTCTCAGGAGTACGAAGCAGACTTTAATGTGTTTGAAGGGCAGATTTGGACACTTAATTATAGTGAGTGCGTTCAAGACTTATCAGAGATGGATTTTACAGGTTGCGATATTATTTCGGGGCTTGATGTAGGTTTTAAAGACCCCACAGCATTTTGTTGTATCGCGTATGACGGACACAAATATTATTTAATGGAAGAGTACTATGCGGCTGAAAGAACAACTGAAGAACATGCTGGTTTCCTTGGGGAAATTATTGACAGAAGAGAGGTCGACTATTGTTTTATCGACGCAGCAGCAGCGCAGACAAGATTCGATCTTGCGCAGCAGTATGATATTTCTACTATCAACGCCAAGAAATCGGTGGTTGACGGCATCGGTCATGTTGCTAGCCTTATTGATAACGATCGACTTATCGTAGACCAAAGCTGCACTGAAGTATTGCGGTGTTTAGACCAGTACCGTTGGGATGCAAATCCTAATCTTATACGAGAGAAGCCAGTACATGACTCCTCCTCTCACATGGCAGACGCATTGAGATACGCACTTTATAGTTTTGAAGAGAGAGCACCGACATTCTAAAGGCAAGAAAAAAATACTTCTTGACTTTCAACTAACCTGAAAGTATAATTTATAAAAATGGAAGAACTAAAAAGAGATCCAATTAAGTATATTAGAGATCGAGCTAAATCTAAATACAACAAGGGCTCTGAATGTAAAATTTGCGGGGCAACAGTAAAGCTTGATTTTCATCATTATTATACCTTAGCACCTTTATACCATAGTTGGCTAAAAGAGAAACAGAAACTTCGTCCCGAACATTATACTGAAGAGTATCTTATAGTTTGGAGAGACGAGTTTATAGAAGATAACTGGCAAAAACTTTATGATGATACAGTTACTCTCTGCCACAACCACCATCTAAAGCTCCACAGTATATACGGAAGAAATCCTCCCTTACATACAGCACCAAAACAAGTGCGCTGGGTAGAAATACAAAGAGAAAAATATAATGGCATGGTATAATTTCTGGCAAACCGAAAAGCTTAATCCAGCACAGGAAGAGATTGTAGTAAGTCTCGAAGGCGCAGGCCCGATCTCTACCCGTGAAATAGTTAAAAATTATACCGCTTATTATGAGTACCTAGAGGTAGTCAATCGCGGTGTAAATATGATTGTCGATGATACTGCTGAGATTCCCTCAAGAGTAGGTGAGCCGGTTCTAGGAATGAATCCGGTTGTGAAAGGTGTACGGCGTTCTCGTGTTGACTTATTACTCAATAAAGAACCTAATCCTTTTCAAGATATTTCTACATTTAAGCGAAACCTCATAATCGATTATATACTCGATGGAAATATCTTTATCTATTTTGATGGGGTCTCACTGTATCATCTACCCGCTGCCTATACAGATATCGATCCAGACACTAAAACGTATATAAAGGGTTTCGAGTTTCAAAAGAATATCAAATATAATCCTAATGAGATTATACATATTAAAGAGAACAGCTTCCACAGTATCTACAGAGGAACTAGCCGTTTAAGAGCCGCCCAGAGAATCATGTCTCAACTTACAAAGATGAGAAATTTTCAGGACAACTTCTTCTCAAATGGCGCCGTACCAGGTCTGGTAATCAAATCCCCTTCTATCGTAAGTGAAAAAAATAAAGAACGAATGATTCAGTCGTGGATGACTAGGTATCGTCCCGATGGTGGGGGTAGAAGACCTTTAATTCTAGACGGAGGAATGGACTTAGACTCTATTTCAAATGTAAACTTTCGTGAACTAGACTTTGAAGCGTCCATAGAATCCTCAGAAAAAGAAATTCTTAAGGTACTAGGCATCCCACCAATTATGCTAGACTCAGGCAATAATGCAAATATTAGACCCAACCACAGACTATACTATCTAGAAACAGTTCTACCTATAGTTGAAAAACTTAATAAAGCACTAGAAAGATTCTTTGGGTACAAGATTACTTCAGACGTTAGCGATATTCCTGCACTGCAACCCGAATTACGGGATTCAGCAGCATACTATTCCACCCTAGTGAACGCAGGAATTATCACGCCTAACGAAGCCAGACAAGCTTTAAATTATGATGACGTGTATGGTGCTGACGAAATTAGGATTCCTGCAAACATCGCAGGTTCCGCAGCTAACCCCACAGAAGGTGGAAGACCCACAGAAGAAGGAAATAATGAAGATGAAGCTTAAAGAAAAAATGGAAGAACTAACAGAGTTCTTCATTAGACAAGGAAAAGTATTTTCAAAAAGAGACTGGACTACTTCTGGACACCAGGCTCTCTACAAAGAATTAATAGGCCCTAGCGAGTATAAGAACTTCGTTTATACCGCTAGTCGAACGAATAAAGTAAGATGGAATTTAATTGGTAAAGCTAAACCTTTACCAGCTAAAAAAGTGCAGGAAACTCCTGTGCATGTTGAGCCAGTTGAGGCTCAAGAACAGCTTAGCCCTCTTGAAAGGTTGAGGCAAGCAGTGAAGACAGGAGAATCAAGTGAATAAAATTTTTCATATTGGCTCCACCTTTAAAGCCTTTGATGATGGTAACGATCTCCACATCACAGGTATGGCTAGTACTACTGGTACTGACCGAGTTGGAGATATTATTGAGGCAGAAGCTTGGACTAAAGCTGGCGGTCTTCAAAACTATTTAAACAATCCAGTTATTCTTTTTAATCATGACTACAACCAGCCGATTGGACGAGCAGTTGAGCTTAGTACTAACGACAATGGTCTTCAGTTAAAAGCAAAAATTGCTAAATCTGCTGGACACGTAGGAGAATTAATTAAAGAAGGCGTCCTTGGAGCTTTTTCAGTCGGGTTTCGAGTCAAGGATGCGGAGTATATGACCGAAACCGATGGATATAAGATTAAGGACGCAGAATTATTGGAGGTTTCCGTAGTAACGGTTCCTGCTAACCAAGCTGCTACCTTTTCTCTTGCTAAGTCTTTTAACTCAGAGTCTGAGTATGAAGAATTCAAGAAATCTTTCAACCCCCAAGATTCCTCAACAGAATCTAATAAACTTCAGGAAACTGAAACAAATCAAGATTCCGTAAACGAATCAATGCCTAAAGACTCTAGTAGAGTCGAAGCACAGGAGAAAACTATGAGTGATATCGATATCGATGCGATTGTGGCTGCTGCTGTCGAAAAGACCGCAACTGCAATGGCTATGAAAGAAGCTGAACGCAAGACAGAAGAGCGAACGAAATTGGAAGCAGAACAAAAAGCTGCTGACGAAGCCGACGTTCAAAAGTCTGCACAAGAAGCTCAAATTGTAACCGCTGTACAATCTGGTACAGAACGGTTAATGGCTGACGTTGAAGCAAAGATGAGCGCGAAAGACGCTGATCATGCAGCAGTTGTTGCCGAATTCCAAAAAGAGCTGGGCGAAAAGTCTGAAGAGATTCAGAAGATTCGTGACAGCAAGCGAGTATTCGCTGAGCGTGGAAGTAATTCTGAACGCGGCGCTAACTTTGAAAAAGACTTAGTTGATGCACATCTTCTTGGTGTTATTACTAACAAAGGCTGGGACACCGCACTGGGTCGCACATTGTTTGAGAAAGCTGTAAATGGTAATGCTGGTGTAGCAGTTCCTACCGCAACTTCAGAAAACTTTGAAACTCAGGTTTCAACTTCATTAGAGCGTGACATTGAATTGGAACTGGTTATTGAACCTTTGTTCCGTAAGATTCAAATGAATGCTGCTTCTATGGTTGTTCCTTTGTTGCCAGATTCTGGCTATGCTGAGTTCTTAGCTGCAGGTAATACTCCTGGTTCTAGTGATGCAACTGCACCAAAGGGTAGTCTTGACATGCGTTCAGCATCATTTGGTGATGAAGCTGGTGTACAACTTGGTAACAAGATCCTCACGGTTCAGAAGTTAGTATCCAAGTCTTTCATCGCTAACGAAACTGAAGAAGATGCTATCATGCCTGTTCTTCCTTACATTCGTGAAGCAATGATTCGTTCACACGCACGTGCAATTGAACATTCCTTATTGCTAGGTAAGTTAACTACTTATGACTTGATTACTAGTGGTTATAAAGGATTGCTCCAGCTTGCTGTTGATGATTCCACGTACACTTCACAGACTCAGCCTTCACCTGCTGACTATGCTGTTGTTGCTGATGACCTGTTAAAGATGCGTCAAGCTATGGGCAAATACGGTCGTATGGCTCGTGATGTTGTCTATATCATTGGTTTGGATGCTTACTACCAGTTGATTGATGATCCTGCTTTTGCAGACGTTAACCAAGTTGGTTCAGACACTGCCGTTAAATTAAATGGTGATGTCGGTTCAGTATACGGTTCACGCGTACTTGTTTGTGACGAGTTCCCTGCGGCCGCTGATGGCGCTCCTTGGGGCGTTGCACTGAACACGCGTAATTTTGTAATCCCTGTACTCCGTGGTGCCACGGTAGAACAAGACTATCAGGTTGCTGAGCAACAGAAAGTTATTGTGGCCACACAGCGTCGTGGTTTCGATAGGATGTTTGCAGCTGCCGGTCAGGTAGTTGGTAAGTCTTATTAATAAATAAGTAATCGGAACGGGGAGCCTTAGGGCTCCCCATACCTTTTTAGGAAAATTATGGCTGGTTTAATAACATTAGATGAATATAAGATATTAGAGGGCGTAACGTCTACTCAATATGACGAAAAGTTGGATCAATTGATTACGAGTGTAAGTCAATTAGTACGAACTTATTGTAATAATGAGTTTGATACCTATGCCACTGGTGGAGGTTTTACTGAAGAATTTGATATTCAGTGGTCCACTCATGTAGTGCAGTTAACAAAAAGCCCTGTGATTAGTATCACAAATGTCTACGAAAGATCGGGATACTCCTCAGCATATGTAGAGTTGTTTTCTTCTAATTCTAGCCCTGTAGGGTACTCTTGGTATTTAGATTCAGTAGCTGATTCTGTAATTAGAACTACCGAAAGTGGGGGTTATAAGAACTTTCCTTGCGGTGTTGGTTCTGTTAAAATTACTTATCTTGCTGGGTTTGCAGTTTTACCTACAGATTTACAGTTAGCTGTAGCAGATATTATAACATACTACCACTTAAACGAGCATAAAGATAGACAAAGTATTGGTTCAGCCACTCGTGAAAATGCAGGGACTTCTTCAATTAGATATGACCCAGGATTCCCAGACCATATCAGAAGAGTTTTGGATATGTATAGAACTTCATGAGCAAAGCTGTCCTAGATGGATTTATTAATTCTATAGTTATTAACTCTAAAAGACGTTATGATCTTTTAGTGAGGAGATACTTAGGAAAGAATCAACCCCATCTGATAACAATTACAAAAGATGATTTTAGAAAAACTGTATCTTCTAACTTTTTAAAGGCAATGGCCGCAACAGGAAAGAAAACATACCCAGGGGATAAAGATAAGCTAATAGAGATAGCAGACAAAGTTTTTGCAGATTATCCTGATAAGTTTAATGGTTATGCTAACATTTCACCTTTTAAAGAAAGACATGCGGTACAGAAAGGAGATAAGATTACTATATATCTTCCTAGATACACAGAGAATGTTACAAGAGCTTTTAAAACTTTATCGAACATTCACTTAAAGAAAGGATTTATTAGGTACTCTAAAGAACAAGCAAGGGTTTTTAGTAGAGCCACCCAGTTCCTTCATACGGGCGGCGACGGTCTAGGTAGTCAAACTGTAGGATCGGAACAGACAAGAATATTAGGGAACGTGGCAAAAGGCGAGAAAGTTGGTACTGGCTTAGGAGAAACAAACCAAGTAAAAGGTTTGAAACAGTTTGTAACTGACGAAGAGTTAGAATCAGCAGTAAATGAGTCCTTAACAAAAGCTATGGGCGAAGTCGAATTTAGTACTCCTGATGCAGTAGCAGCAGGTAGATCCGCTATACTTTCTATGGTTGACAAGATTGATTGGCTATGGGATAAAGGCGAAAAGAATTCTAATAATATATATCAAGGAACGATAGTTGTAAAAGGTACCTTAGGACCCTCAGTGGCTAACGAACCTGGGGCGGAGTCTTTAGATTGGAAAAACTTGCGGCCTCAGTTAGAAGCTGCAATATTCAAAGAAATGGAAAAGTCGGCCCCTGGCTTTGTTACTGTAAAAGGAAGTCAGTCCCCTAGAGATAAAATTATTGCTGGGGTAGAAGCGACTATTATTAATAACCTCGTTAAAGCAGCGAGTAAAGGATTAAAAATAAAGGCACCTAAGCTTACCCCGCAAGAAAAGGCAAAAGGTACTAGGGGTAATAGAAAGGGTACTAAAAGCAAAACAGTAAAAAGTAGCACAGCTAAGATCGGTTCTTTAGCTGCAGCCTCGGGAGGCAGGACAAGTTCGGCCACTAAAAAGAATGCAAGAAGTCCTCAATCTTTATTAAAGCTTCAAGCATTACTAAATGCAAGACTCCCCAAAGAAGTAATGGGTAACATGAAATTACCTGGACTTCAAAATAGAAGTGGAAGATTTGCAAGTAGTGTTAGGGTACAGAACATAGTGAGTACCCCTAAAGGATTCCCTAGTATTGGGTATACCTACCAAAAGAATCCTTACCAAATATTTGAACAAGGAGCGGGTAAAGCTCCTTGGGGTAACTCAGACAGAGACCCAAGAGCTGTTATCGAAAAGTCTATGAGAGACATAGCAGCAGACCTTTTAAAAGCAAGATTTTACATGAGGAGATTGTAATGGCCATTAGAGATTATACGTCACGAAGAATGGCTATTGTTCAGGCTCTCGTAACTAAACTCAAACTTATAAATGGAAATACTCCTTATAGATCAAATGTATATGGAAATGTTCTACCTAAGTTGCTTTTCTGGGATGAAGTAGAGGATTTCCCTGCTATTCACTGTAGTGCAGGCCCAGAGACTAGGCAGTACCAGGGCTCTGGGTACAAAGATAGATTCATGACAGTTTCTTTGAGAATCTATGTACAGCAAGAGGACGCTATAATGGCGTTAGAGAAATTATTCGAAGATATTGAGTTTGTGATAGAGACTAATTCTGGTTTAAGTTACAAAGATCAAGATGGAAACACTCAGTCGGTACAACAGCTAACTATGGTAAGCTTAGATACTGACGAAGGTGCCTTGGAGCCTCTGGCGATCGGGGAAATAGTTTTAGAAGTTCGTTACTAACCTTATAGGTTAAGACAAAGTATAAGTAATTACTTACAATCTTTGTTAGGAGAAATTAAATGGCATTACAATTTACAAGAGACGTACAAGTAATCTTGGAAGATCCGACCGCAACTTATCGGTGGGAAATCCCTGTACTTGATGGCTTCTCGTTCAGTCAGGCTATCAACGCCTCAGAAATCACGGTAAACGAAGCAGGAACGACCTCACGTAGGGCTCGATTGCTTTTCAACGACGCTTTGGCGCCGGTAGAGTGGAGTATTAGTACTTATGCTCGACCAAGTATTGACACCGGTGTTCCTGACCAAGTTCGAGCACCTGAAGAAGCTTTATGGGCTATGTGGGCTGGGGCAGACACTTTTAATCCTACTACTACAGTATTTAGTAATAGTGCAGTTACTGCAGATGTTAACACTCATGCAACCGGTTTAAACACTTTTGACTTCTCAGGTTCGAATGTTTCTAGTTTTGCTGCTGGTTGGAAGATGTTTTTCCAGTTTAAGCCTGCAGGTGGCACAGCTCAGGTATATAAAGTAACTGATGCAGTTGTTAACTCTGTAACTATGGATTTTGATATCGATGGAATTGCTACACTTCAGTGGAGTGGTTTTGGTCAGGCTATTACTGATGATGCAACTACAGTAGTTGCGGCCACAGAAACAGAGATTGATATTACTGATACAACTACGTTTATTCGGAATAGACTATCCACAGTAGACATTAGTCGTACAGATGGTGGGCCTACTGTATATACTGTTATTCTCACGGGTGGCTCGATCACTATGGAAAATAACATTCAGTATCTTACTCCAGAAGAACTAGGTAAAGTTAATACTCCTATTGCGAATATTACTGGAAGTCGTTCTGTCTCAGGCAACCTTACTTGCTATCTAGATACAGGCGTCGGTAAATCTGCAGCCTTGTTCGACGCTTTAGTATCTGATACAGGTACTGTAAGAAATATCGTCGATATGGCTATTAATATCGGTGGTACAGGAGACCCAAGTGTTAGTTTTGATATGCAATTCGCACATCTAGAGGTTCCTGTAGTTAATGTGGAAGATTTGCTTACATTAGATATCGCTTTCCACGGACAACCTCAGGATGGTAATGTAGATAATACAAACGAAGCGACTATTGTTTATCGAGCATAATGAAACAAAAAAATAAATCTTGACTTTTTGGTAGTACTTATGTATAATTGATATAGTTAATGGGGGGAGTTCATCCCCCCTAATTTATCAATAATAAAAGGTATGCAAAAATTATGAGTCAAATTTCTTTAAAATCTTTAATGAAGCCTTCCATGACCGTTTCGATTGAATTTCCTGGTCTGGATGGGTTTGAAGTAGAATTATGTTACCTGGCACGCGAAGAGCTTCTTGCTTTACGCAAAAAATGTGTTTCAAAGAAATTCAATCGTTCAACACACCAAGCGGAAGATATTCTAGATGAGGATAAATTCTTATCAGAATACGTAGCCGCCATTATTAAAGGATGGAAAGGTCTAAAGTTATCTTATTTAGAAGAGCTTCTATTAGTAGATACCGACGATCTTGATCCTGATTCAGAACTTCCTTACTCGCATGAAGAAGCGGAAATCCTTATGAAAAACTCTTCGGGTTTTGATAATTGGGTTACAGACTCCGTGGGTGATTTAGAAAATTTTACCAAGAACAAGTCGAAGAGTGTCTCCGACTTGTCGAAAAAGAAATCAATCAAGAAAGAGATATCGGAGTAGACACATACTTAGCTATGTGCGAACAGCTCGGGGTCGAACCAGATCCTGAGAGACTCCCCTCCTCTCTAGCCGCATTTCCTGAAGAGGTTCAGTTAGCCTTTACAATTTTTGGTTATTTACCCGACAGATGGGATTCTATGTCGGGGGGTTATTTTGGCAAAGACTGGTCTTCCGCAAATTTCTTTCTAGATCTTTTTAATGTAGAAGACAAAAGATTAGTAGTACTATTCGTTTCAAAGATGGAAGGCTACTATACCAAAAAAGTCAATCAAAAAGTAGAGAACAAACGAAAAGCTGATGAGAGAAAAGCTACAGCGGGCGGAAAACAATACGTCCATAATGTGAAGGGATAATGGCTGATAAACAAGTAAAAGTCTCCGTAATCGTTAGTGACGATGGCACTATGCGATTGACTGAAAAGTCTGCTAAACAGTTGGGAAGAGGCCTGGAAAAAGCAGGTAACTCAGCAAAAAACACTGAAAGGCAGATGAAGGGTGTCGGACAGACTAGTCTATCTACAGGTAAAGGCTTCTCTAAAATGGCTCAGGGCATCACAGGGGGTCTTGTACCTGCCTACGCAACTCTAGCAGCCAACATATTTGCCGTTACCGCCTTATTCGGTTTCTTAAAAGACGCAGGAGACTTGAGAGTTCTTCAAGAAGGTCAAGTAGCCTACGCATCTGTAACTGGTGTGGCACTTGGAGTCTTAACCTCAGATATTAGAAAAGCAGCCGGTGGACTACTAGAGTTCAAGGATGCTGCCCAGGCTGCCGCTATTGGTGTCGCTTCTGGACTATCTGGTATGCAGCTTGAAACCCTTGCTAAAGGCGCAAAAAACGTCTCTCAAATTCTGGGTAGAGATGTGACTGATTCCTTTAATCGATTAGTTAGGGGTGTTACAAAAGCAGAACCCGAACTTCTAGATGAATTAGGTATTACACTTCGCTTAACTGAAGCAAAAGAAAAATTCGCAATATCTTTAGGTAAGGTAGGAGATGCCCTCACTTTAGCAGAACAAAAACAAGCCGTATTTGTAGAAGTTAGTTCACAGCTAGAGGACAAGTTTTCTAGAATTAACGATATTATGTCTCCTGAGAACAACTCCTTTACTGAATTAGCTGTTTCGTTTGATGATGCCCTAAAAGTTATAAAAAGTTTTGTAGAAGTAATCGCCTCTCCAGTAGCCAAATTCTTTACTAACAATGTAGAGGCTTTGATAGCCGTTATGTTTCTTTTCGCAGTACCTATTATTAAATCAATTATACCTAGCTTAGAAAACTGGAGAGCGGTTACTTCAGAAGCTACCGCAGCCGTAGTTGCAGATATGACGGAAGCTCAACAAAAGATCGATAAGCTGACTGCAAAGAAAGCTTCAATTCAGCCTGGAAGCCCTGAGGGTAACGCACAAGGAATAGCATCCAAACTCGAGAAAGGCCGGGCAAGGACTAGCCTTAAAGCGCTACAAGATGGTGAAAAGCTAAACCAAAGACAAATTAAAAGCATTATAACTTCCTTGGAGAAGAAAACAAAAACCTTCGAGAAATTGACTAAACAAGAAAGAGTTATATTAAAAACAAATCTTAAAATGATGCTGACTAATGCCCAAACTACTGCTCAGTCTATAACTGTATCCTTAGTTCAAAGTGCACGATCTATCGGGCTTTCCTTTCAAATAATGTCACAAAAAGCTATTTCAGGGCTTCTAGCTATAAAAGTTGCGGCTATAGAAGTAGCAGGCTTTTTCGCAAAGTGGGCGGGTAGACTACTATCTATAGTGTCAGGAATTGGATTGGTAGCAATAGCAGCTGAACTTTTGCTGATTCCTTTTAAGGCTCTTTTCGGAAAAGAAGCTACAAAAGAAATAACAGATCAAGTAGAGGCGTTTGATGAAATGGCTAAGCGTCAAGGTAAGCTGGTCACAGAGTATAGTAAATTAGTAGAGGTTCAAAAAGTACTTATTGAAAAATCTGGTGTCGGGGCAGACACATTCAAAACCGTCGGCGTATTAATCAGTTCTGTAACTCAAAACGTGAGTGCACTCAGCAAGTCTATGGAAGAAGCTACTAAGACGTCTGAGGCTTATCAGAACTCATTTGATGGTA